TTGTAAAGAAACAGATGATGCAAATTGTTTAATCTTACCACGAAGTGTATCGATATTGCCTTCTTCAGAACCATTGATTACGATATAATCAAGGTTCAGTTCATTGCACAGTGCTTTTGCAACTGTGGTTTTACCAAGACCGGCAGTACCGGTGAAAAGCATGTTTGGCAATTCACCGGTATCTACAAGTCTCTGGAATGTTTGCTTGAGACCATCAGGCAAAATAGTCTCAGCAATTGTACGAGGACGGTACTTCTCGACCCAGAGAAAATCATTCATTTACAAACTCCATAACAAAATAGTATTATATCACAAAAGGGCGAGTTTGTAAACTTTAATCTTCAGAAAGTGCCGCTTCCTGCTGAAGCTGTTCACAGATCTGGACGATCTGAATACACTGGTCGCGAAGACCACCAATAGTAGAAAGTTCTTCACCTTTAAATCCACCACGTTGTGTCATAGCATCGATGACTGCGATGGTGCTACGCGAAGACTTATTTGCAAGATCTTGCAACTGATCAAGTTGTTCTGACATGTCATACTCCAAATGTTGACGATTTTTCAAGTGCAATCCAATAGTGAACGTTCAACTCTTTATGTTTGAATTGCGTGATTAATTTAGATGAGATTTGAACTTCATAATCACCAGGCAGAATCTTAAGATTGCCAATATTGAGAATAAAGTTAAACACTGCATCTGGTTTAAACTCGCCATCAACGTCAATTGAAAAAGCGTTTGATGTTGAGTTTTGGCTATCCACCACAGACAGACTTAGCACTCCATCTTTGCCAGAGATAGACACTTCACTGTGTCCTAAGGTTGATGCTGCTCTTTTCAATCTATTCAATGTGTCATTGTCAAGAGTAAAAGTAACATCAGCTTCAGGCATATTGATGTCTTTTTGTGGCGTAGTCAGTGTTTCTTCGGCTGAAAAGAAATACTTGACTTTTGATCTACCGGTTGAATCAGCAATTGTTACATACTCATCTTCAAACTTAAGACGAGGTGTATCAACTAGGCCGAGCACGCCGATAAATTCATTGAGATCATAGACCCCAAAATCTTTTGGAAACTCAGCATCAATTACCGCTGTAGCGAGGACGTTGCGAGCTTCAGAAATAGTTTTAATTGTATTACCAGTACGAATAAGAATATTCTGATTAATGCTAGAAAAATTCTTCAGCACTTGTAATGTACCGTCATTCAATTCCATGATATAACTCCGTGTTTCATTAATGGATTATATTATACCACTTAATGATCCGTTTGTAAACCATTAAGCTGCGATTTTACTAAAATTCTTTTCTTTCTTAAATTCAATTTTAGAATTGAACTTTCCATCAAGAATCTCACCTTTATGAGAGATAACAAAGATATTAGTATCATCTGAAAGTGTATAAAGAATCTTCAATAGATTATCCACACCTTCATGATCGAGAGACGAGTCAAATGTCTCATCGAGAATAAGTAAGTTAGTCGCTACAGAGTTTTTCATCTTTGCGACTTGACGCCATGTAAAGAGAAGAGCCAAATCAATTCTTTGCTTTTCACCCTCACTAAACGAATCATATGTAAAAGCATCTCTGTGGCGTGAACGAATTGTTTCTTGGAAAGATTCGTCCAAATCAAAATGTACAAAGAAATCGAGTACTTGAAGATGCTGATTAACGAGCTTATTTATAACTGGCAAATACTGTTTAATGATTTTTGTTTTAATACCCGTGTCTTTAAGCATTTCAGCCATAACGCTATTGTATGATATATCATCAGATAGCTTAAACTTTTCTTCGAGTAAAGCATTGCGATCGTCATCATAAGACTTAAGATCAGATTCAGCCTGTCTTAAATCGGCAGTGGCAGATCCAGTAATATCTTCTCTGAGGCTTCCAATCTCGGCTTGGAGCCGACTGATCTGCTGTATGTTAGAATGTATACTACTTTGTTTTTCTCGTATTTCGGAAAGTGATTCATTTGCTGCCGAAATAGACTGTTCAACCTGATCTGACTCTTCAGTGAGCTTACCCATGGCGCTTTTAAGTTCTTTCGCCTTAGATTTAGCATCGGTAAGTTTTTCATTTCTTGTTTCTGAACTAATAGCTTGATCGCAGGTTGGACATGATTCATTGTCTTCATAAAATTTCGCCTCTTTAGCGACTGTAGCCATTTGTTGTCTGAACTGCGCCGAGTACTGTAAGAGCGACTGCCTTTTATCGTGTAGCTTATTGAGTTCATCTTCAACATCAGTTTGTTTTCCTTCAATTTTAGAAGAAAGCTCGCTATTCTTTAATTGTAAATCATCAATATCTTTTTGATTTTGAGAGATCTTATTTTCTTTTTCCGTGATGTTTTGATCTGTAAGAGCTTTTACATCTCGAATATATTTTTGCTGTGTCTCAATTTTATTCTTAATAAGATCAATATTGTAAGTAAGATCCTTAAGCTTATCTTTTAGTACACTCTGTTTATCTCGAAGAAGCTGATTCATCTTTGAGAAAACATTAATATCCAGAAGATCCTCAATAACCTCTCGCCTATGTCCTGAAGCAAGTTGCATAAATGGGATAAAAGAGGAGGAACCCAATACAATTACTTGGTGAAAAGACTTATGATTTAGTTTGAGGATATTTTGCTCAAGGATCTTCTGGTATTCTTTAGCATGAGAAGACTGATTAATCATGGTGCCATTTTTCCAGATCTCAAAGATTCCTGGTTTGATGCCACGTACAATTCTAAAGTCAGAACTTCCTATGCTAAACTCGACCTCAACAACACATTGCTTCTGATTAATTGAATTAATCAGCTGCGGCTTATTGATATTACGATGTGGCTTGCCAAACAGAGCAAATGAAATGGCATCCAACATCGTGGATTTGCCAGCACCGTTTTGTCCAACAATAAGAGTTGACTTTGTAGTATTGAGATCGATTTCTGTAAAAGAATTTCCAGTTGAGAGAAAATTCTTCCATCGTACTTTCTTAAATAAAATCATGCTATTTCTAAAGCCTGTGCTTCTGTCATTAGTTCCCGCATATTCACCTTTATGCGAGATTTATCCAAGTCAGTATCGACTCCGTCAATGTAATCATCTACGAGTTGAGAGGTGTCTTCGACATCTAAGCCTTCGTCATCTACATTCTCACCGATAAACTCCTGGAAGTTCTCGGCGATCTTCAACTCATAGATGTCTTGGTTCTGAATACGATCAATAAATCTGTCAAAGACAAATGTATCAGATTTATTCACAACCACAACCTTGACAAATTTCTTATCTAGGTTACTTACATCATAGTTATTATAATCCATTTTGTCGTCATTGTAAACAATTTTTTCAAACAAAGTGTGCGGATTACGAATTTTTTCAATTTCTCTAGTCTCAGTATCAATCACATGGAAGAACTTAGGATCTCCAGCGTCTGACCAGAAAAACTCCATTTGGCTACCAAGATACCAAACGTTATCTTTACGAGAAGCGCAATGAAAATGACCGGTCAAAACAAGTTCGAACTTCTCAAAAAGTTTGTGATTCATGCCACCATGAGATTCAACGCCTCTCATCATTTCAAATCCACCGAGCTCAAGATGAGCGCCGCACCAATCTGCTTTACAATCATTGATAAATGCAATTGATTGCTCATAATTATCAGCACAAATCCAAGGGACAAGAGCAATTTTTAATGAGCCGTACTCCATCACAGTCGGTTCCATAATAATATGGATCTCATTCATATAGTGGCCTAGACATTCCTTCAATGAGTTTAGATCATTGGTGTTCTTATAATACGTATCGTGATTGCCAGGAATAATATCCATATGCATACCACGTTTACGTAACTCATTTAAAAAATGTTTACGATTATGATTGAGCGCTTTGAAGTTTACAAACTTACGGTGATCATAGTAATCACCTAAATGTAAGATCTGTGTAATACCACGTTTCTCACACTCTGGAAAAAATATATTATCATAGAAATCTGCAGAGTTCTTAAGAAAGATTTCTGAAGAGTTTCTTATACCACAGTGGGTATCATTCAGTACCGCTATTTTCATCTGGTTTTTTTCTCAAAACTACATAATCATCATGAATAATCCACTCTAGAGTATCGCCAGTAACCCATCCTTGCTCTGTTACGATCTCTTCCGGAAATTCAATAACTAAATCATCCCCATCTTCTTGTACTTTAACTCGGTACATTTTCGTTTTCTTCATGCCATAAACTCACTTAAGTCTGAATCAGCTGTGATTGTTCTTTTCTTACGTTTTTCTTGTTTAGCGTAGTCATTAATCACAGTGTCTTGTTGTTTCACTTTATCAATTCTATCTCTAAGATTATCAACAAAAGCACCAACAACTTGTTGACTCATTTCATCACCTAGTTCTAGATCAACAAAGTTTTCGATGCCGGATTGCGTAAGATATTTAAGTTTTACATCTTGCTGTTTTTTCTCTTTAGCTATTCTCCGAAGAAAGGCATACCACGTAATTTGCGTGAAGTAAGCAAAAGCATTTGGTTTCCCTGTTCTTGTCGCAGCTTCTAGATCATAGTTTCCAATAGCTTTTAAGCAATTCTCAACCGCATCCATTACCATCTCTTCGCGATATGTATAGCGAATAAAGTTAGATTTGTGTGACAAACCTTCGGCGATTCTTAAAAAGCATTGAGCAATATAATCAGTTACGACAGGAAGAGGTTTATTTTTTGCTTTAGCAACATTTACTCTTTCAACGTACTCTACCACAGCTTGAGAAAAATCAGCATTATTAACATAGTGAATGCTTTTTCTTTTTTGTCGAGCCATATCGAATCCTTTCATTATGTATATTATACAACTATCTAATCAGTTTGTACATACTTTAATTTTGTTTTTAGTGCGAAAAAAAGTAGTGTACACCTGTGCCAGATATGGTATAATAAATCAAGGTTTTTTGGGGAGCGGATATTACCGTCCATCCTCAGTCTTGTATTGCCACTCATCAGTATGTCCAACAGACCATTTAGGTTCTGTTTCAACAGCATAGTTTTGAGTGCATACTTTGAAATCTGGCATTTTTAATTTATCGGGCGTCAAGCTCGAATCTCTAAAAACAACTCTATTATTAGGTTGAGATGCAAATTGTCCATTATCCAATTTTATTACATTAAAGCTTTTATGCTCCGGATCATGTTCACTAAAATTAATATCAAGCACAGAATTATCCGGATGTGCGTTATCAATTGTAAACATGTATTCACCCGCGTGCATCTTCTTGTCTTTTCCGAAAAACTCACACCGACTTAGAAGAGGTTTTTCTACAACTGTGAGATGATAGTCGAAACAATCCCAAAGCTGAAGAACATCAAGCTCATGTAGATTATCCATATCA